GTTAAGCAATCTATTGTAAAACACGAATATGCAGTGCAATTATAAGGAATCGGTTAACTTTCTGGATGCTTTGGCTAGCGCGATGCCAATAGCTAGAGCCATTTCGGTTGGCCGAGGATTGCGATTTGAGGGAGAGTTAAAGGGTTGCTCAGTGTGCGGCAAGGTTCATTACCGAATGAAATATTGCTCAGTTAAGTGCGGGAAGATGGCGCAGGATGGCGGCGCATGGAGGGCGTGCCAAATTTGCGGAACTCAAACATCAAAGCCGCGCACCTGCTCAATTGAGTGCGGTAAGAAATACAAAAAAGTCTATTCAGCCAAGCTTTATCAATCGAAACGCGATCAAGAGCTTGAGTATGCCAAAGCCTATTATCGGCGCGTTAAGGACTCACCGCAATATAAGGCTAAGGCAAGAAGATCATGGGAAGGCTATGTAAAGAAACTTAAAGAATCCCCAAAGTTACGAATGAAAGCCGCCATCCGCTCCCGCGTGATGATGTCGATGATTCGCCGCAACACCATCAAAACTAGCCGCACCTTCGAACTAATTGGATGCACAGGTGCAGAACTCGCCGCTCACATCGAAAAGCAATTCAAGCGCGGGATGTCATGGGAGAACTACGGCAGCAAGTGGCACGTTGACCATATCACGCCGCTTTCATACTTCGACATGAGCAATCCAGACGACCAGCGCCGTGCTTGGAACTGGCAAAATCTCAGACCGCTCTGGGCATTGCAAAACATCACCGAAGGAAATAAGCGCGGCGAGTGCCAAACATTCCTGCCGTTATGCAACTAACCCAAACCAAGCTCGCAAAGCTATGGGGCGTGTCCCGTGTCGCCGTGCATCACCTTGTAAAGAAGGGGATGCCCCTGACCAGTATAAGCGATGCCGAGGACTGGCGCGATGCCAACACGCGCAATCAGCGAGGGGGTCGCGCATCCGACAAAGCCCAGCCGCTCCCAGACTCACCTGAAGCCACCGAAAAGAAAGCCGCCCGAATCCGCCAGGCCGCAACTGTCGATGAGGCTGAACGCTACTTGTCCGAAGTCGAAGAACTCCGCAACTTTGCCAAGGAAAACGCAGAGACGCTATGGCAGCAGGGACTTGCCGACGACTCCCGCAAATGGCTGACCGTCCATCAAGCCATCGCTAAGCAGTATCCATCCCTTCACTCCCAAGTCCTAAAGCTTCGAGAGGCGCACAAGATCACGATCACCACGCAAGCTGCCCAATCCACCTTCACCGCTTTCCTCGCCCGCCTCCGTGGCCTTATCGACTCCATGCCTGGAGCGCTAGCCGCAAAGGTCAACCCATCCGACCCAGACCACGCCCGCGAGCAACTCGAAAGATGGCGGGATGAGTCACTGTTCAAAACCTTATCAACTGCCCCATCTGTCTTACCATGAACTATCAAATTGAAAATCTTATAAATGAAGAAATCCAAAAGCGTGCAGTAGAATTGCTACGCAAACATTTTTTTATTCACCCATCCATAACAGTAGGCATCGCTGCTGTTTCCGTAGATAGCGAAGATGACGAGTGTTTTACCGAGTATAATCTTGATGAGTTCATCGCCTCTATACTGGACTTTGATAGCAATGAGGAGATGGTTAAGTGGGCGGACTGGCTTGATGGATCATCAAGAGCAATTAGAGATCGAGTTTGCTACAACATCGAAAATCCAAAGGCGGACACTCCGTTGCTAACCGCAGAGGAGTTTGCTGAAAGAATGGACTCGTATTTGCCGCGTGAGGATGATGATTGATTCTTTACTGGCATCCTTCGCCGCCTGTTTCGCTCCCCGCGACAACCGCAAGGTGTGGCAATGGGCCGAGGATGAAATCGTTCTCAGCATCCGCCAAACGGAAAACGAAGGCCCATACTCCACCGCTCTGACTCCCTACGTCCGCGAGCCGCTGGAGATGTTCGCCAATGACCGGAACAGCGACATCGTGCTATGCTGGGGGACTCAGACAGGCAAGACCAACACGATCATGGTCGGGACGGCGTGGCGTTACGTTCACCGCCCGCTCCCGGGTCTATGGGTGATGCCCTCCGAGGATCTCGCCCGCTCATTCTCCCAAACCCGATGGCTCCCGATGGTGGACGACTGCGGGCCATTGAGAGCGCTCAAGCATCCAAGCCCGCGCAAGATAACGGCGCTATCCCAAGACTTCACCGCCGCTGGCTTGGCTTTCGTCGGCTCCAACTCGCCGGCCAATCTCGCCTCTCGCCCGTGCGGGTTACTCGTCATGGACGAGGTGGACAAGTTCGCCACCCAACGCGGCAACGAAGCCAGTGCCCTCCAGCTTGCCGAGAACCGCACCAAGTCATTTACTAACCCTCTTCGCGTCAAGACCTCGACGCCCACTGTGGACAGCGGGACGGTATGGCAAGAATTTCTTCGCACCGATCAACGCTATTTCATGGTCCCATGCCCGCATTGCAGCGAGCTAATCAAGCTGGAGTGGTCGCAAGTGCGTTGGTATGCCAAGGAGCGCAAGGAGGACGAATGGGACAAGGCGCGGGTGAGGGTGACGGCGCACTACGAATGCCAAGAGTGCAAAGGCAAGATCACCGATAGCCACAAGACGAAAATGCTTCGCGGCGGGAAATGGATTGCCACCAATCCAAACGCAGAGCCGGGGCGGGTTGGGTATCACCTTAATTCTCTTTATGCCCCGTGGCGCTCCTGTGCTTTTGGGACTCTGGCGGTGAAATGGCTAGACGCCCAAACCGACACTTCCATCCTTCAAGACTTCTTCAACTCGACCCTCGCGCTACCGTGGGAAGAACGAAGCGCAACGGTAAAGGACGAGGATATTCTAAGCCTCCGCGCACCGTATCGACTCGGCACCTGTCCCGTCGATGACCCTGCCTATATCTCAATCGGCGCTGACCCCGGCGAGAAATCAACGCACTACGTTGTAACCGCCGTGGAGAAAACAGGCGAGGCATGGGTGATTGATTACGGTGAAGTCATAGCCCCCGAGGACTTGCTTAAGCTGGGCGGTAAACAATACCTGACGCCATCGGGAAAGACCGTGACCATCTCAGGCGGGCTAATCGACTCCGCATGGGCAACAGATCGAATCTACAAAATCTGCGCCATGTCGGGCGGGAAACTCTGGCCGACTCGCGGTAACGATAAAGCATTCGGCACGTTCAACCAATCGCAGATTAACGATTGGCCTGGACTCATGCTCACAAGCTACGTCGATTTTCGCATCAAGTGCGCCCTATGGCTTGATAGGGTTCAAAAGAAACTCCCGCCCCTGCTTCACTTCCCAGAGGACATCGGCCCCGACTTCATCATGGGGCTTTCAGGAATGGCGCTAATCATGGCAAAGCACAAACGCCAACCTCTCCAGTGGAAGAAGCTGGCGCATGACCACTACGCCGATGCTCTGAAGCTATCCGCCGTCCTTAGCTGGTGGCTTGTGGCGCATCAGTTCGGGGCATCGCCGCCGGAAGCAGAGGACTAGCCGCCAAAATGCGCGTCTAGGACTGCGCCAGGCTTACCTCCCAGAGCGGACCGAGTCGACGGCAGAATGTGGACTGTGAGCTTTACTTTGCCTAGCGCCGGACGGCCAGCGCCGGGAGCCCGCTTGCGGGGCTCTTTGGCTTTGGTGAGTTGTGGCTTTTTTCGGCTCATTCTTCAATTTCTTTTGCATCGGATAGAGCTACCGCTTCATGGTCACTCCACAGTTTCAGCCACTCACTCAGTTCAGATTCATCGAGTGGGATGGCGAGGCTGGGATTTGATGTGTGCTTTTGACCGGCAGCCAGATACCACCCGTCACTTTTTCGTTTGAGGACGTATTTCATAGGTTTGTGTGCTTTTCGATTTTGTTTTCCGTGGCGAACGTTTCGAGGATCGCAGTCGCTTCGAGCCATTCAGCCCAGCGTTCTTTGTGATCCGCGTCCCAAGGATTTGTTTGAGGCATGGCGAAGAGGGCATCGTTGATGATTTCCGCTGCCACCAATTCAGGGCGTAGGATGCCGCCGCCCTCCACCTTCCACTGCGGACTGTCGAAGGTGAAGCCGTAGGCTTTTTCTTCTCCGGTCAAAGCGGCGGCGGCGCGGGGCAGTGCTTCATTGGCGATTTCGATTGCGTTCATGTTTCATTATCGCCTTTTTATTTCATACGTCAACAATTAAATGCACTAGAAATGAATTATTTTTGACTCCCCCTCAATGTCGATGGCAAGCGCCGACATCTGGGTCAGAAAACTCGTCAAATACTACACCACCGCAGAGCTAGAAGCGGCGGAACTGGCGATATTGCAAGCGGAAGCGGGGCGGATTCAGGATGTGGTGCAAATCACCAGTCAATCTTCACGCGCCGGAAGCGCAACAGGCATCAGCATCAGCCCCGAAGAACGGGCAACATGGCTACGGCGCATCGAAGAAGCCCTTCACGAACTCGCCGGGACCACAGACTTCAATGATCGCTGGTTTAGCCAAGACTTTTCAACCCGCAACTTTGGAACATGAGCAGAACACGACGAGGAAGAAAATCAGGCGGGGCGGCGGGTATCAACGCGCTGACCAACTTTGACGCCGCTCAATACTCTCCTCGCCGTGCTTGGGTGAATTGGGGCACGCTGGACACATCGAAAGAGCTAACCGGCGGCGATAGGCTGACCATTCTCCGCAAGGCTCGCAAGATGTACGCCGATGTCGGTCTTGCCCGCCGCATTGTGAATGGAGTTGCAAACCTCGTTGGCTACCTTAAGCCACAAGCCGCAACTCCTGACCGCGAGTTTAACCGAATGGCGGAAGAGCTATTCGAGGAGCGCGCCGGCACTCCATTTGTGTTTGATCGCGCTGGCAAAATGGACTTTTTCCAATGGCAGATTGCACTGACCCGCCTCCGCATCAAGGACGGCGATTCGCTTTCCGTCCTAAGCTCAACCGAAAGCGGAACCGCTCGCATCATCTTTTATGAGTCCCACCAAATCGACAACGGAAAAAGCAAGGCCACCCAAGACGGCGTGTTTCTCGACAAATTCGGGCGACACCTCGCATACAACCTCGTTGACGTTAATGACCCCAGTAAGGCGTCAAGCGTTGCGGCGAGCGATGCAATCTTCTATGCCGATTTTGAGCGGCCTGGACAAGTGCGTGGAATATCCGCACTCGCTCACGCCCTAAACAACATTCAAGATCAGGCCGAAATCACCGCCGATGTTAAGCACGGTATCAAAATGGCCAATCAGGTGGGCTTAGTCCGCACCATGAAAGGCGGCAACGGGCCACAAGGATTCGCGTCCGCAGTCACAACCAAAACCAGCGGCGGAAGCACAATCAACGTCGAGCAGATGCGCGAGGGCGGAATGGTGGCACAACTCAACGAGGGCGAGCTGCTTTCAGTTTTGCACGATGGACGCCCGCACCCGAATCA